ATCTGGAAGCCTGCACGACCTGGGGCGTCTAGGGCGCCAAAGAAGCCCATGAGGCCTGCGCCGAGGGCGTCGAGCTGCCTGAGTAAAGGGGTGCCAAGATTGGAAATCATGGTTCCGATTCCGACCTCGAGACCTTTCTTCATGGTGTCAACGCGGTCGTTGAACTCGTCGAGAGATGCCACCACCTCGTTGGACATCACAAGGCCGAGGTTTCGGGCCTTTTCCGCGGCTGCATCTAGACCTTCTGCCATTGCTGGGATCAGCGCCCCAGCGCCTTTGCCTGCCAGTTCTCTGAATGGGCCGACCAGCTTTTGCGGGTCTATGCCTGACTCGAACTTTTTGCTGAAGGCTTTGAAAAGGTCTTCGCCACCGAGGTCTTTGATTTGCTGCATTGAGACGCCCATTTTGACGAAGTTCTCAATGGTGGCCTGGTCTCCAGCGAGGGCTTTCATTCGGGCGATTGAGATCTTCTCAACAGCTCCGGCAACGTCCTCGAGACTGGCGCCGCTTTGCTCGGCGGCATACTGCATCTCCTGTAGGAACTCGACCGACACACCGAGTCGGGTTGAAAGGTCGTTCAGCTTTCCGGCTGTCTCGATGGCCTTCATTCCGAACTCAGCAATCTTGTCGACCGCGAACATCCCGGCCAGTGAACCGGAGATCTCTCGGCCGATGCCCTTGGCCATCGACTGCGACTTTTTTAGGCCGGTCTCGAACGCGGTGCCATCAAGGCCGAGTTTCGCAAGTAGAGAGAAGATGGCCATGGTGTCAGTTCTTGATTGCTTCCTGCTGCTTCATCCAGCGCCAGAGGGCCTCGTCCTTCGGGCTCCACAGCTCGACATCACCATGGGTCTCAGCGCGCGCCAAGACAAGGCGCTCGGCGTCCCCGATAGGCATGGCCAGCACGGTGTCCTCCTCGAGGCCGATCTCGAGGCAGCAGGCCAGCATCCGCTCGGGCCAAGGCATCGAGAGCTGCCTGGAGCTGCCTTGCTTCATCAGGATTTCCGGGGCGGTCGATTGCCCGGCCATCCATTCGTTCCACTTGTCGAGCTCGGCATTGAATGACAGGCGCTTCACCTTCCATGACCAGGCCTTCAGGACCAAGTTTCGAAAGGGCGAATAGATCGCCGCCAGCGACTCCTGGATGGGCTGGGAACAGATGAGCACCGCGGTCATGAGATCCGCGCGGCCGACAGGGCCACCGACAACCAGCGGCGAGCTGATACGATGGAGCACTAGTGAGTGCCCCACCGAATACGGCAGCAGCCGGAGACCCATGACCACCGGGCAGGGCTTGGCTGTCGCTGTCAGGATGTCGGCAAGTTGGCTCACAGGGCGGTGGCGGCGCCGGTGGCGGTGATGTTGGTGTACCGCTTCAGGGTGATCGTGCCGGTAGCCTTGCCGGTGGCCGTGGTCTTGATCGAACCACCGCCAGCGTAGATCCAGCGGTTGCCGGTGGCTGCATTGATGGCGTCGGTGTATCCACCCACCTCGATGACCGGGGCGCCGGTGATGACGCAGGTGCCATTCACGTCAGGCAAGGCAGCGGAAAGCAGGGCGTTGGCCACGCTGGTCGTGTTGGCCGGGATGAAGTTGACGGTCAGGGTCAGGCGGTTGTTGTAGCCGATGTGGCCGACCACTTCGCCGGAGCTGTTCCGCACCTCTTCGGTGTCGGCCTCGTGCGTGATGTCGTAAGACTCCATGTCGGGCGAGACGTACCCGGTGACAACGAGGGCGCCCGCGGCATCGTAAAGCGCCAGGGTTGCCGGTGATCCGAAAATGTATTTGCTGCCTTGTGTGTTAGCCATGTGTGGGTTGGGTTAGATGGTTGCCGAACAGTAAAGCGTGAAGGTCCGGGTGAACGTCCTGGACCGATTAGAGATTGAGGTTGCCCCAAAGTCTAGGGGGGCGGCGAACTGGGCCGTAAACGGGCCGCTAGCGTCGTTTGTTGGCGCATCCAAGGCGGAGGCACCGGAGTCGTCAAAGAGCGGCAGGATCCGATTGTCGAGCACCTGCACGGTGGTCAGGACGGCAGCCTCGTCGGTGTCGTCGGCCGATAGCTGCAGTTCGACAGAGACCTCAACCTCGTTCGTCAGGTCCACCCGTTGAACAGGCCGGGCCGAGTTGGTCGAGATCACCAGCCTCGGGAAGTTGGGCATGACGTCCTCGAGGTCCGGGTCGTCGTAGAGGCCGCGGCTGTAGGACGTCAGGCAGGTCGGCGTGCCGGAGCCTGAGCCCGACCAGTCGGCGGCAGCCAGGTAGTCTGCCACGGCCTTCTCTGCTCTGAGTGCTACGGCGTTCATTTGATGGCGATCCCGTTGTCCTCCAGCACCTTGCCGTTGGCAAGCATGGCCTCGGTCATGTGGCTGGTCAGCTCGATCAGCTCGTCGTCCATGGCCTTCTGCATCGCGGTGTTGTAGATGGCGGAGACTCGGTTGTACTGGTTATCGGCCACGCCGGCGGTCATGACCACAGAGGCCGTCGGGTTGAATCCCGGGACTGCCTGGATGCCTCGGGCCTTGGTGCCCTTGTGCACGGCCACGTTCTCCTCGGGCAGGCCGTACTGGTTCGCCAAAGCCACCAGGGCGGCGTTCGTCTTCTTGGGCGCCTTGTAGCCTGCAGGCTTTGACAGTGGCTTCCATTTCGGGCTTTGAAACTGGGTGAAGCCCCGATTGTAAATCCGGATCACCTTGACCACACCGGAGCGCAGGTAACCCACCGAGCCGATAGCTTTCCGCATCAGGGCCGAGGCGGCTGCTTTCATCTCCTCGCCGTAGAGACCGCGGCGGCCTGCCTTGGCCTCGCGCGCCTGGGCGATCAGGTGCACCCGGCGAAGCAGTCGGGACTTGCCGATGCGCTTTCCGGTTTTCTTGCTCTTCCGGTTCACGTCACCGAGGGGCTTGCCCAGATAGTCGGCAATGCGGCGCCGTTCCTGTCCCGGGCTCTTGGGCGGCACCAGGACGAACAGCCGAACCATCAGGAAGAAAAACCGGGCGTTGATGGCCTTGTGAAGGTCTCGGCTGGTTGAAAGCAGATAGGCCTTCATTGCCGCATCGAAGCGGCTGGAATCCACCGTCATGTTGACGACAGGCCTCACCGGGTTTTCGCTCCTAGTTCGAGGCTGTAGTAGGCGCCCGAGGCATCGACCCGGCAGGACAGGATGCGGAGGGTCCGGCCTTGGTAGACCAGCGTGCGGCCGACCACGGGGCGGGGCTTGCAAAAGGTCAGGGCGATGCGGTCGGTGTTCTCCTGAAGTAGATAGTAGCCGTCCTCCTTCAGCAGCCGGGAGAACTCGGTGCCTTGGTCCAGCGTGTAAAGCGTGGTGTCCATCGTGACCAGGGTGCTGTCCCAGGTCTTCCAGTCAGAGAACTTGACCAGGATCCGGGATGCCACGTTGTCCTGGAAGCCACCGGCCACCGGTGTGTTGGCGTCGGTGACGGCTGCCGGGATGCATCGGATCGAGCTGCCTTCCCAGATGAACATGGGTGCCCCCAGCATCTGCTGGAGCACCGTCATGCCCTGCTGGAGACTGGAGCCGATGATGGTCATTTACGCGGTGAAGTAGGTGCCGGAGATGAGGATCCGGCTGGTTGCCTGAATCTGGCTGGCCATGCTGGTGATGTCGCCGGTCTCGTAATGGTACAAGGCGGCGTAGGATGTACCGCCGACAGCCTTGCCGATCACCGCGGTCTTGGCCTGAGCGGTGGCGTTGTCCAGCCAGATGGCCAGGGCGGCATCGTAGGAGACAGGATCAGGCAGACTGATGCGAAGGTCGCCGGTGGCGGATCCAGTCACCGAGTTCACGGTGATGTCGGCCGTGAATGTGGTAACGAATCCGATGGACGTGTGGCGCGCGGTGTTGACTGTAAAGCTGTAGGTGCGGCCACCTCCGGAATCGGTCAGTGTAGGCACCCAGGTTGACGGGGCGGTCAGAGGCAGGGCGGCGTAAATCTCGTCGAAGTTGTCGTTCAGCTTCTGCCCGGCGCCTCGGAGCGTGTCTCCGGTGTTGTCGTTAGCGATGGTGCCGATGTTGATGATTTGCTGGGCCATATCAGTTCTTGGGCAGGACGTACCAGCCGGCAGGAAGCGTCACCTTGGACGGCCCCACCAGCTTCTTGTTCGCATCGAAAGCATAGACGCTGGCCTTCACAGGCTTCGCCAGCATCACGGGGTCACCGTGCGGGACCATCACCACCTTGGTCTGGCAGCCC